CTCTTCGGTCTTTATAATCTTGTAAGAAGGACCAAATAAACCCTCTAAAACCCACTTATGTGTCTGTGTTCCATCAAGAGTTCCTGTGAAACCGTAACGATATTTGGCATCAGCAAGTTTCGTCATTATAGATACTAATGATTTTGATTTAAACTGGTGAGCTTCGTCCCCAATTACCACAGAAAATCTTTCAAAATACTTTCGGGGGAGCTTATAGATTGATTGCCAAGTAGTAATTATGACCTGAGAGTCTGTCTCTCTTTCTTTTCCAGCATATATCTTGTGGCAAAATGAACCTACGTCCCAGCCATAGTCTGCAAAATCTTTATACATCTGTTCTACTAGGGAAGTCGTCGGAACGACTATCAGAGTATTTTGCTTGCGTTCAACAAAATATCGAACAATCGAATATATCATCAGAGACTTTCCCGAAGCAGTTGGGGATATCAACAACTTTCTATTATGCCTTAGAGCGTCGTATACTCCCTCTACTTGATAAGAACGGGGTTTGAACTTACAAATAGAATTCATATAATCTTTTACACCCTCTTTTGAGATAAATTCGTTTACCTCAAAGGGAAGTCCATAAAACTCGCTGTCTTTAAATGAATAATTATAACCGTGATCTTTACAAAATTGGATTACTCGATCTAATAATCCTACATATATTTCTCCTTTCTGAGTATTAAATAACCTTATCTTTCCATCCCAATACTTTTTTTGGTATGATGGCATATACTTTACACCAGGTACCTCAAACGTAAAACTGTCTGACAACTCATAATATACATGTGGCTCTGCCTCAATTTTTAAGAAGACTTCATTCTTCTTTGAAATAACCAAATGTGACATGATAAATGTTCATTTGGAAATATTTATACTAGGTTCTCTGAGTGAAGTCTATACCTTCCATGTGGTCATATTCATGTTGAAACACTCTGGATGCAAGACCCGATAACTTTACTTTGTGAGTCTTTTTATCTACATCTTCATATTTTACTACAATTCGATCTGGTCTTTTAACTTTTAAAAATAGATCTGGATATGATAAACAACCTTCCTCCATCTCAACTTCCTCTGCATATGATTTAATGATACGAGGATTAAAACATACCATTATTTCACTGTGTTCCAAGTCTCTTACCATTACAAATGCCCTTTCCCATATACCAATTTGATTTGCAGATAGACCAATACCGTTGTAATGAATCATATTTTCAACTAATGTATTAGCTAAAAATTGACGATCTAATCTATAACTACACGAATCAATACGATGATTAAATAATTGATGTTCTGGTTTTACGAGTTCTCTTATCATTAGAAACCTGATTGAAATCTTTGCCATTCGATGGCATTTTTAATTTGATATGTACGACCTGAGATATTACGAATAATCTCTTCAAGAAATTTAAGTGTGACATCATAATACTTTATCTTCATCTCTGCTGTACTTAACTTCTCATCTGCCTCCATATGCCTCTGTATTGCGTCTTTCTCTCTAACCTTATACGGAAATGGGTCTTCTACATACACCTCCGCAGGTGCTTTTCCTGTATAGTAATTATATCTTTCTAAACGAATACGATTATATGAGTCTCTTGCCTTCTCTCTCAATAACGAAATAGTATTATATATCGTGTAGTATTTTGAATGAAGTTGAGGTATTTTTAGTGATTCATTATGTAGATTATCAGGATCAATGTTCGCATCACGCTCCCACATCTCTTGAATTTTTTCAAGATTCATAGACGAGTTCTACCATCCTTATCAAATATATTATATACAGTATAACGCATAGATACCTCTGCTGTAAAGTAGTTGATATCTGTTTCTGTTGCATCAAATTCTAATGAAGTAAGTCCAACTGGAAATAAATCTTGAAATTTGACTATGGCAACATCTTGGAAATTGCTATTTAAAATGTGTAAACTACCATCACTGAATACTAATTTCTCATCTATGAGACCATCAGTATCAGTAATTTGATCTTTAAACTGTTGAGGTGTCTCAGGAAAACCAATACCTTTTAACCAGTTATGCACTGCCATATAGTTTTCCATATTTTCATCAACAAGAAATCTAATTGTTAGATCTCCATATGTAAGTTTTTCACCAGGTACATCAATATCTTTTAGATATGATGGTTGGATAGCAGTTCCAAGTGATAACTCTGGTATTCTAGCAGAGTTTGAGAAAAAATCAACCTTTGGATATTTTGCCAAGGTAAATTTAAATCCTACGGGTGATAAGAAGTTGCGGTTTTGTATTTGTTTTCCAAATGCCGAACTAGTCATTATTCACCACCTCCTCCTCCGTTGCCACCACCATTACCACCACCATTGCCACTACCGTTACCATTGGTGCCATTACCATTACCATTACCGTTTCCATTACCGTTTTTACCATTACCATTTTTCTTTTCTGGATCAGATCTTAGATACCCACCATATCCAACCTTGTATCCAGTAGGAATTTTTTTACATTTTTTATCAGTATAGCAATAATATTTTCCTTCTGGGCATTTCTTTGCCTCTGATATAAAACTTTTAAAGTTCTTCATTCTTCTATGATTAAGTTAAACCACTCTTCACTCATGCCTTTAATTATATCATCAGCAGATTCCTGATCTTGTGCATACCCTTCACGGATTAAATGCTCAGAAACCTTCTTATAATTTTGATGAGCCTGTTGAGTTTCTCTTGGACTTGGTTTCATCGTACTTGTAGTTTTATATGTATTTAGACAAAAAAAGAGGGGTGTTACCCCCTCATTTAAAATTAATAACTATCAATGGGAACTAATCTACTTCCTTTTCTGTAACCATCGTGCTTACCAATGATTTGAGGAACACATCCTAGTAATTGATAAGGTTGTGTTTTAACAGGAATTTCTGGAAGTCCAAGATCCTTTGCTACCATTAAGAATGATGCTTCAAGAAAATAATCAACATTTGTCTTAAATTTCTTTACATTTTTTCTTGCTTCAGCAGGAACATGGTTGTTTGTGAAAAGAATAATTCTGATTGGGTCATTATTCTTTGTGATAGCAGGAAGGATGTACTGGCACCAAGCACGATATGCGTAGGTGTCACTATCACAACATAGAAGAATAGTTTTCTTATCTAATTTGTATCCTGCTTTTTCACAGTAGGCTTCGTGCTTTTTACGAACCTCCACTCTGACTAGAGGGTCTCCACCTCCTACACCTCTTTTTAAGATAGCATTTACAATCTTTGTAATGTTACCTTCTGAAAAGTGATCTTCAATTTTCAGATCTGAAAAAAGATAATCACGAACTGCTACCTCATTAAGTGCAAGTTCATTCTGTTTTATGAGAAGTAAACAACCTGTAATCACTGATTCCATAGTTGCTTTGAAAGCTGGGTCGTGTCTTAGATTATTTGTTAATCCATCAGTAACCTCTGCCTTTTTTGAGTCGTCAGTTTCAATATAGAAGTATGAGGGTGCCCATCTTCCTGTCAAACCTTTCTTATATAATTCCCATAAAGAAAGGATTCTTCCTCTACCATCTTTAGGTTTACCACATAAGGTAAACATTGGGGGTATGTATTTTGTTAACCAACTATTAACCTCGTAACTATTTTCAAAAGAATCTAAACGTTCTTCAGTAAATGTTCCTTCTTCTCTAATACCATCTTGATACCAGATATCATCATCTGGATCTACTTTTTCTAAATCAAACCAACCTACATGGTCAAAAACTCCACTCTTTATCTCTGGTGGTTTGGTTTCTGAATTATTGTACACGTTTAGGTCTATCTCTTTACCTAATACTGTGCGTACATGATCTCCTACTATGGGTAATACCATAATTATTCTCCTTTGTTGAACTTTTGAGTCCTACACACGATGCTCTCGCTTTGTGTGAGGTAATATTATATAGTATACTAAATTTTTTATAATTTGTCAAGTAATCGGATATCCGAACATAAAAAAAGAGACTCCCGAAGGAATCTCTTTGAAAAAATATGTAAAGTATGAATTACATAAGGTTTGCAACTTTAACTCTTCTGTAGTATACGTTGCTGTTACGTGAAAGAACACCAGGTGTGGTGAGTGTTGCTCCCTTAGCAAATGGGTTTGCAACGATTCCGTAACGAGTCTTGAATCCAATTTTTGGCTGGAAACTGTCTGCTCCCACACTACGTACCATCTGTAGAGGAACGTATGGGCAGTAGAATATACCTGCGTCATAAGGTGATGTACCTTTATAACCTGCAACGTAGTACTGTGAAGCAGCAACGTTTGCAGCATATGGGTCAATGTAGACTCTGAACTTACCTGCAAGAACACCAGCAAATGTATTACCTGTGTCATCTACATTTAAGTTTGCATTTAA